TTACTCGACTCACACCACCGATCGGTGCACCTGGACCACTCAATACCCGCACAAACGAGTTCCGCTGAGTACCAGTACCATCACCTAGCTGACTATAACTGTTTATGCCAGCAGCCCATACCTGACCACCCGTGAGAATGTATGTACATGATCCGGTACCACCACCACCAACAAACACCGCATCTCCAGTCATGCCAACACTGTTGAATCTATACCTAATTGTGGTGTCACCAAGGCCTAAACCACCAAAACTGTTCCATCCAGTTGAGTGTACTGTATTATCCGTCGCAATAACAAATGTCTGCCCCTGAGAACTGTAACCACCAGACGCTACAAATTTAATATATTTACCATTAACAGACCCATTCACCCCCGTACCCGCGGTCGGTGCAATCTGCACTGGTGATCTAAACTCATAATTACCGCTACCAGGCACACCACTCACACTGTGTGCAGTTGGGTGTATTGCTGCCCCTGTATTAATACTATTACTCAACCCCAACTGACCATGGTGGTTGTGTCCCCACCCAAATAACTCGTTTGCACTAGTAATTGCAAATATAGATCCATTATTACGAGTACCATCAGGGTAACCTGTTGATGTTATCAACTGACGCACTGGGTTATTATTAAACAAAGACGGGTATATTTGAGCCCAGTATGGAAAGTGGCGATTACCAAATTCTGGGTCTGTTGTTCTATTATTTATACCTAGAATACCATCGTCATTAGTACCAGTTCCCCATACATAACCACCATTAGTTAGTGCCCATTGCGCGTGATTTAGACCAACAACACTAATGACATGCTGGTTTGTGTATGGGTGGAAATCTATACTTGAAATGGTGTAATCATAAATAGTTACCCCGTGATTGTATCCTGCTTGATCTCCCTGACCACCATTAAAACCGATATCAGTACCGAACAAGCCACCCACCCGTAGCCGGTTTGCATCATCGTTAAAATATACTATGTATCTACCTGATTCAGTATTAGCGCTGTCTGATAAACTATGAACGAACTTACCAAATTTACCACCACCACCAGTTACATTTGGAACTAGTGAATCAACATACTGCTTGGTAGCAGCATGTAAATTAGAAACAGGATCTGCATTTAAAGTTAAATAATTTGTCATTGTACCACCTGAAAGTGGCATGAATTTATATGTGTACTGTTTAGTTACAGCATGCAGTGGTTGTGTTGGGTCTGCAGTTAACGTTAAGTAACCAGTCATTCCGGTACCAGCTAATCCGGCACCGATACCCGATACTGGTAAGAACACACCCACTGGAACACCATCACCACTTAATACGATTGAATCAACATACTGCTTAGTTGCTGCTTGTAATGGTACGGTTGGATCGCTATCTAAAATTAAGTCACCAGTCATTGTATCACCAGATCGCATAACATATATATGAGCACTGGTGATTATATGACCAATAGTAGTTGCAAGCTCCGCCGAGATAGTTGCGAATGTTGTTTTCCTAGATGTATCTGTCTCTACATCAACAACATAAAATGCATCTTGTGGTGTTAACTCTGTTGCGATTGGTAGCTGCGAAACTTTTAGTCCTGGGACAATGATTGAACTCATGTAGTTATTTATGTTAGAATAATATGTTCATCTTCAGTTACAACTTCATCACTTGGATATCTGTTATTATTATTCGCGTGCATCAGAGTTGTAATGGTAGATGTAACTGGTGCGGTGAATGTGATATTAGGATAACTATCAGTTCCTTCAACATGAAAGTTCTTAATTCTAAAGATTGCTTCATTAGTAGATGTTGATGTCATTGGTGTTGTATATGACAACCCAATATTAACAAACGTCGTATTTACTATCGGTACAGAAATCGGTAAAGATGTTAATTGGGTATACTGAGTATCATCATCGTACCTGTAATCTATAGTTACAGTCTTGAAGAAATTACCAACCCTAAATCTCAACCAGCAATACGACTCAACAGATGTGAGTAATGTGAAGCTTGTTGACATCGATGATAGTGGTATATTATATAATACCTCGCAATCCGGAGCAGGGCCTCTAATAATCAGAGAATTTGGAATAACGCTAGTGGGAGCAACACCAGGTATAACGTTACATTCAGTGAATTCTGTTGATAGAGCAAAATTACCAGTTGTATCAAACGATATACCAATCAACCCACCAGATAATCCAGTAGCCGTGGCATACCCAGCTGATTCTACAGGTTGTTCAAGCAAGATTTCGTCATCACCAACATTTATGGTGGATGTACCCGATGTGGTATTACTTTCGGTGAAGATACAGCTGCAGTTTTCAGTAGCTAAGCAGTTGAGATCATCATATTCGAATCCAGCTACGTAACCTAGATAAATACCCGATATGCCAGGAGATAGAGTTGGTCCATGCTCTTTTAAGAATGTGCAAAAAGCACCTTGGCTTTGTAATGATGAACCACATAATGAAAACTTAAACGACCAAACCACATCGTAATTTGCGTTAAATTTACCATTATACTGAAAGCCTGTAGTTTTCATTAATATTAAAAAGTGTCTACCCTTATTACAAGTAGTAACCTGACATTACTACAGTGGTCCCCATGCATCTGAAGCTGATAAGAAATACATCTTCGATGTTTGAGTGTTATAATATAAGTCACCAATAACTGCAGAAGATGTAGCTGGTGGTGCATTTACCATACCATGAAATTTAACACCTATTGGTATACCACCTGCAGTTACACCATCTCCAACAACTAACCGGTTTGTATCTGTTGTAAACCCAGGCTCACCAAGAGCAAATACAACACTTTGACGCTCGGTATCAGTCCCACGTCTAAATAGTAGTTTGATAATAGTGTTTTCTAAAATCTCAATTTTATTTGCCATATTAGTATTTATTAGCTCAAATTCAAGATACCATCAGCGCAGAGATATTGAACTAAAGTATTATTTGTTGGTTTAGATACATCTAATATAGAATTTTGTAAATCGTGTATCTGGTCGATACATCTGTTTATAACACCATAACTAATTTTTTCATTTTCATGTACAAATAGATTGTCAGTGGTTGGTACTTTTAAAAAGTTATAGTTAGTTAGGTACGTATATCCTAATAATTCTTGATTTTCTGTAAGCAAACTTTGTTGATATGTGATATTTGCGTTAGGTGCAATAAACCGAGTTAAAAATTTACCAATAATTTGATTTTTAAGACGAATAATGTTAGAAGTAATCTTGAACAGCTCTTTATTAAAGTAGTTTGCTTGGATATATTCGTTCTGGTTTATCCGAATACTGTTAAAGTTGTAGTTATCAATATTGGTATTCTTCAATACATTCTTATGAGATGTGAAATCCCGACACAATACAAGTCGATCTTGCATGCTTACAAATAATGTATCGTAATTATTTTTCGATGGGCATATTGCCAGGCCGGTATAAAGCCCAGCTGAACCATTGATTTGCATGTTCGCATCCTTAAAAATGCCAATGATCTTAGATGGTGAATTAACGAACAGCTTATATGTAAATCTCGAAGTAACTATATAGAAAACATTAGAGTCATTTTGAGAGTACTTAATTTTTAAAACTGTTTCGTCGCGGCCTAGAACAATACCCACTGGTTGTCGATCTACTAACTTGAAATTCTGAAAGAGGTTGCAGTGGATCTGACTATTACGCTCGGTTAATATCGTCAAATAATCTAAAAACTTGTTATAGCTAACCCCTATTATGTTTTCTTTTCGACTTATGAGACGAGTAGCTCGAACAATATTGAAGTTAAAATCATATTGTTTAAAATATCTGGTTATGCTATCATATATGAACAGATGTTTATTCGATGTGGTGATATAGCGCGGTCTCTTTAAAGCTAGCTTATTATTATTGTTAGCAGAGCCTTGCATATCGACTAACATCATTTTTGTACTTAGACTTTCATCAGGATTATAAAAATGTTCCACATTAAACTTATATACAGCTCTTGCATTAGCATCAGCAACAAATAGTAAGTTACCATTTAAATCGATATCAACGATTTTTTCAAACGACAAGATGTTTTTCGTTTCATTTGTGCAGAACGTCGTTGAAATAGCAATACCAGCAGTAGAGTTACTCCTGCTACCAGTCAATACTGTTAACATTGTGGGTGTTGGTATGAAAACAGCGTAGTGATCTTCATTAGCATCAAACATTGCTTCGCAACCTACACTACCTGATAATACTGATAAGAATGTTAAAGGTGTTGTTGTTACTGATAGGTCTGTGAAGCTGGTAAAAAACTGTACCGTGTTACCGGTAACTGTAATTGTACCGGTATATATCGGTGGTAAATCACTAGTTTGAATAAAGAACCGTGAATATAAAAACTGATTATTCAAATTTAGTCTATATAGTTTCTCGTTTATCGAATCTGCTGTAATAAACTCATTTATTTTGAATCTAACATCATCTATACCATATGGTAGCACAGGTGTTTCGGTAATATCTCTATCAAAGTAAAACGATGATAGATGCACATCATTTTCGTAGTTCGATTTATTTGAAAGTGTGGTTGTTGTGGTCGTCTTTGTGGTGAAAGCAGTTCCATTAACAACATTAAAATAGCCTGTGTAATTTTTACCTGTGAGTGTAAATGCATCACCTGTTGTATAGCTAAATTTTTTGCTGAAATTAATCATATTAATAATTAATGAATGAAATGTTGTTTATATCTACATCTGCAGGTAAAATGTCCTGTAGGTTATTGTGGATGTTACTAGCTATTTCCTGCTCTAGATCACTGTTATTAATATTTGCATTCTTAACAATCACATTAACCTTGTTACTCTTACTATACGGCTGGGTAAATTTAAATAATGTTTGAATTTCTTCAATACTATTGCGCTGCCCACATGGTAAGGTGATATTAATAGGTGATATATCAACGTTATTCAATAATACAGCATGCTGCTGCAGATCAGTAACCCCAGTGCTATATACCTTTAAATTATCGATAGTTGCGTTCCTAAGAACGTTATAACCTGGTATACCTACAAACTTATCCAAAGTTAGATTGTTACCAACGCTAATAGACCCTAATCGAATATCATTACTAGCTATCACGTTAAAACGATATTTGCTCTTATCAATAGTAGCTTCATACACAACGTTATTGTTAATAACTATTTTATAATAACCTTCTTCAGTATTATAGGTGATTAGTACTGAATTTTTATACTCACTTAACTTCGATAGGTCAATCTCATAGTGTATTGTTCGTACATCTGCATCATCAAAAATATTTTTAAGCTTAAGATCGATATTAAGAAATTTCTGTGGAGTTGTATTACAACCATACATGTAGTTTGTTAATGCATGTGGTTTGTTTCTTGCAATGAACGTTTTATACTCATCAAATGTCTTACCACTATAATTGAATATATAATTATCACCAGAAAGCTCTGGCATATCTGTGGGTGTTGATGAGAGTGTTGGTGTTAAGTTATATATCGTGTGGTTTGATAAAGGGTCTCTTGCTAAAACAAGCGGTATAAACTGATGGTTGGTGGTATACTCTGAAATGTGATCAATCTGAACAGCTGTTAGACCATCAAATAACGTTTCATCACTTAATAGCTTTCTCGCTTGGTTAATTTTAGCTAGCTTACTACCATCATGAAGAACATAAACCACACCATTATTATCTATTGTAAAATCAGTAATATAAGAGCTGGTTGTCAAGAACACTTCTTTACTACCTGATATTAGTGTGTTATAGCTATCGATCCTATTATTTGAAACTAGACTATACAGCGTGTTGCCATGTCGTGCTATCTTATCACCTTCGAAACAAAATAAAGTATCGTTATTATAATAGATAGATGTAAATTTATTATCTGTAGTGTTACCGACAAATGGTGTTGCTAATCTCGGGCCTATTTGGCCATTTAGTGTGTTGATTTCAACACAGAACCCACCACTATCAATCATTAACGCAATCACATCACCGCTTAATGTATAGTTTATGTAGTTGTATGATGGTACTACGCTATCTAAGTTGTATTTTGACTTTATTACACCTGTCGGGCTAATCTTATATAAGATATTATTTTTAGTTGTTATAAAATAGTTCTGAAGGTGGTTTGTAGTGATGACATCCAGCACGTCAGATGGAAAACTTAAACTATAAATCAGTGTATTCTGGGTATTATACACACGTACATTATTTTTAACCTTCGTATATATGAAAGGTGTTATTCTGTTATCGTTATAGATAGTGATACCTGAATCTACTGCTGGTGTTACAATATAACTAGTATTGCCTTGCCATGTACCTTTAATCTCAAATGAGATTGTGAATGAACCACTTTGAGCTATATTTGTAATAGGTATAGATACACTCTTATCACCGTTAAATGCTAAAGAATTTGTTGATATGGTGATTGGGGTTCCATTCAGAGTGATGTACTGGTTAAACCCTGTCTGTATGTTACCGGGTATACTATTCACCACGTCTGTAACAGCTGAGTTTGTTAGTCTATCATACGTGAATTTACTTTCAGGTGTTATAACGACATTAGATATGATATCTATGTATTGATTATTAGCAACAATATCACGATTTGCGGGGGCTGATAAAAAAGCAACAACGGGGTTGCTAGTAATTGATGAAAATACCGTCGATGATTGAACTACATTCAATAATTCATTAACATTAGGAAAATAATACCTATCAACCCATGCATTATAAGTACCACCCGCAGATAGCCATGTCATAATATAGTTACCAGCAAATAGGTTCGTTGCGTCTGTTTCTTGTTTATATATCTTATCAGCTAGAACAGGATTTAAAGACGCTAATGCACCATCTTTTATGAAAGACGTATCGTTAACATTCAATCTATCATATGGAAACATAGATGATGGAGCGGTTACAACTGTCTTACCTATAGGTATAGCATAGTCTTGATTATAACACACGTAATTTAGCGCAATGTTTTTATACCCACCTTCTTCATTATTACCAGTGAATAAAGATGTATATTCTCTGAATAGCGGAGCAGGTATGTTATTAGATGATATAAAGTTCTGATTTTTTCGTTTTATGAAGTTGTTATCAGATAATATATTCTTTGCCTTGAACACGTTCATGTTAATTTTAGAAGTGTCACTTATATTGTTATACTCAAAATGGCATATATTGTTACTGACGATATTATCTAAGCTTTTTGAACTGTTAATTGTTAGCTTATTGAAATCTGTATCTGTATTATAACTAACCCAACTTGTGTTTAGCTTTGGTGCAATGTTAGCACTAAATAGAAGATCAACATAGAAAAGCGATTCAATGTTTAAGTAGTTATAGCTACTAGTATATGGTGTTAGTGTGAATAACTGGTTGCTAACGCTCAACACATACGTATCTAACCCAACCTTCTTAAAGAATACACCATAGCCATCTTTATCTAAAATATAGCTAAACGCGTCTATACTCTGCAAATTAAAGTTACTATAGTCTGCAAAACCATATGATGTGAGAAAACAAAAACTACTCTCTATACTATCATAAGTCAAATAGTAGTTACGATCACCATCCCGTCTCTTAATACGGCATAGATTTTCGTCGTAGACCTCGATCTCAAAAAACATAACAGACTTATCCACTACTGACGCTGACTGACCAAAGCTATATGTGTGAGCGCCTGGCTTTTCAGATGTATTAACAATATCGAATATCAAAAACTCATTAGCGTTTCTGAAAGTTGTAACATAATCATGTACAGGGTAAGCTAGTTCATCAAAGCTAAAGATTTCATCATCATGCTTTAGATTAGTAAGGTATAATGCACTGTAGTTGTTGATAGTGTTATCGTTTATACCAGATAATGCAGCAATATAATTGAGCTTAAATCCTTGTTCGAAGCTAACCTTGTTCTGTTTAATAGACAGAACATTATCGGTAAACTCAGCTGAAGGTGATGCTATTTGGGTGAAACTATATCTCTGTAAACTCACACTATTATTTATCGATACAGCCAACTATCAACCATAAGTGCCGTAGATATCAGTATTATTAACTGTTTGGTCGAACACTTTGGTAATACTTAATGTATCTATATCACCTGGATATGACTTAGAAGCGTCACTATTATCCATAACTTGTTTATTACCTTGTTCACCACCACTGAGACCAGGCTCAAATGAATATTCGAGGCGTTTACCTTTTAATCTATACACATACGAACCATACATTGGGTTTAGATTTGGTATATCTTCGTCAACACGCTCAGTTATTTCGTAAAATCTTGGACCCCTATTACCTGGTCTGCATGCATAATCTACCAGTTCAACAACATCACCAGATTTCGGTTCAACGCGTTGACCGAACGATGTGTAGTTTAAGCTACTGAATTGATTTGTGAATGTATCGATAGAAATGTAACCTGTAAATTCCTCATCACTAGCAAAACCAAACTTTTTTAGTGTAATTGCGTTGTCGGATACTGTTATATACATACGTATACGCTGCGGATCTAAATATGCTTTCGTTGGATCTTCACCGTAAAGGTTATCAATAGCTGATACATTATATGTATTGACATAATAATTTACATTAGATCCAAAGTTGTTTATGAGTTCATCAAAAGCACTATTAAAGATTACTGATTCACCCTGAAACTCATCCGCATTAAAGACTTGACAAGCAGGATTAGCTTGAGCTGCAAATATTTGACATTGTTGTAATGGTCTGCAGTTGTTCATGTCGTTACTTTAGGGCCCGTTAAATAAAAAACACCACCTTGTTTAATGATAGTTTGTTGAGAGTTTGAGTTAAGCTTCTTTTCTTCACCTTCTTCTGGTAGGTTAATACCATATTCTTGAGCAATATTTGAAGCTTCACTAGGTGGTAAAAATACTTTACCTGATAAACCTTTTGCTATAACCTCACTTGCGGTTGTTTTTCTTTGACCTGATATTTTATGATCTTTGGCTATCTTCGGATTAAAAATATTACGCCGAGGGTTGCGACGAACCATAGATTGGGTCAACCCATTGAGGTTATTCTTGAAGAATTGTTTAAATGACTTCACTATATTATTTAATACACAAAAAAGAAAAACCTGAGCATATGCTCAGGTTTTTCATGTGTTATTTGATCTATTTTTGTTATGCCGCAAAAGCGTCAGAACCAGGCTTGCTTGTCTTAGTAGACTTCACCTTGTTGTTCTTACCAGCATCAGGTGCTTTTGTACTATAAAGAGCGTGGCCTAATTCATCAGCTTCATCATCAACTTCATCGGTATACTTACCGTCACCAGCTTTACCATTGGGCTTAAGCTTCATTGAGCTAACCTTATTGTCTTTGCTGTGGAATTCAGAAGGCACTTTAGCATCACAAAGTGCGTGACCTATTGTTTCTTCATCTTCTTCACCAACACTACCCGTTTCTTCTTCGTCACCCACATCTTCAGTCTCATCCTTTTCTTTGCCATCGATTACTTCCATGAGTGCAGTGTGTAGCTTTTGAGCAAGCTGCTTATCAAGGGTAATCGTTACTGTTTCTTCTCCACCACTCACATCCACATCACTACCTTTTTCATCAGAAGTTTCAATGCCAAGGGCGCTAAGTTCATCAGTATCGGCAACGTCGTTACCTGCCATTACGTTTTCGTATAATTTTTCAAAAATAGATTTACTCATGAAATTATTTATAGCATCATGATTAATTTTTCCAAAATTTTCTTCGTCTTCATCTGGGTTTTCTTCTACGGTTAAATTTTTAGTACCATAAACGTTATCCTTTTCAGACATTTTATTAGCATCAATTTCAGCAGGCTTAAACCCACCTTTTTCAGATGGTCCACCATTTTGTAATTTTGCTGCATCTTCGTCGTTTAATTCTTTAGCACCAGGCCCAGCCTTTGTGGGTAAGGTTTTTTCTTCTACAACAGAAATGTTGTTAAGCATATTACCATAAATGTGACCAAGTTTATATAATGATTGTTTTGACATATAAATATATTTATTTAAATTTGAATAAAAACACAGGTAATAGATTCAGTCTCTTCAAATTTTGTCATATGCTTGATATAAAATCTGTATTTTTTTAATTCTTTTCTCAATATTGGAAACCGATCAATATTTACATTAACTATAATACTACGATGCACATCGTCATAAAGAATATAATCGCAGAATTCCTCGCACAAGCTTGCAGCACGGCTACTAGTTATGTGGGGGTTAGACATATATAATATTTAGATATATGGCAGGGTCCCCAAAAAAGAAACAAACTTACTTAAATAATCCAAGTCTACCAACATCAGGTGCAGTATTTGAATATACACCAACGATGGTAAAGGAAATTAAAAAGTGCACTCAAAATATATTACACTTTGCTGATTATTTTTATATCATCCATCCAGATAAGGGTAGAATGAAAATACCTCTAAGACCATATCAGCGTCGAATCCTACGAAAGATGCGTGATAATAGATTTTTTATCTTGTTATCACCTAGACAAGCATCTAAAACGACAATGTATACCATTTATGCTTTATGGCATGTGTGTTTTGAAAATGACAAGCGTGTTGTTATTGTAGCAAACAAGGAAGCAACAGCGACTGAAATTTTTAAGCGTATTAGATTAGCATATGAAGAATTACCACCATGGCTCAAACCAGGTGTTGAGATATACGCACAGACTTCAATGAAGTTAGCTAATGGGTCTGAAATCAGCATTTCGACTACAACAGGTAGTGCAGCTCGTGGTATGTCAATCAGCTGCGTTACTGGTGATACACTTGTCTGCATTCAAGATAGTACGAAGCAAATATACAACACACCTATAGAACTTCTTTCACGTGGTCGTACTATATCGTAACTAGAATATAAATACTATTATGATATGAATAGAGATCTCGATCAATTGCTGTCTAGCAAAAACTTAAATTTAAATTCCACTATACGAGCTATAAAGGACTCGCAAGAATTACAATCTGAACTAAACAGAAGAACATCATATCTAGATAAGTTCATACAACGAGACATCACTCAGCGCCTGTATCATATCGTAAACAATACTACTGTGGTTGATGTAACTACCACAAACTGGCCTAAGAAGTTTCAAAATTTTAGCACCGGGTATCATAAAACAAAGTATTGGACACCACTAACGTGGGAAAAGTTCGATGATAGGGATATACTCAGCTATATCAAAAACCCTGAAATAAAAATAAAAAATATTATCACCAATAAACGACTTAAATCTGTATTAATCAATAATACATCATTTTTAGATGATTACAATTGCGATTTAACGATGAGATTGAGATATCTTAAAGCTAATATCACAACACCATTAATATCCAAAAATAACACACTACTACCACCAACCCATTCACTGGTACAAGATCGCATTAGTGAAAGATGTAATATAGAGTATAAGTTCGATAACTTCACATACGATCAAAAAATTGAGTTTCTGCGGAACTGGATGTTGATTGACGATATAGACCGGAAACGATTTAAACTAACACAGAAATATAAACGCATATCGTCGATTACTGAGTTTATTAAAAACACATACCGTGGTATTATAAAAACTGATGATATTATACAAAATATTTATAACATCATATATGGTGTTGATGTATACCCATTATGCCCTGTATGTAAGTCTGAAATACATCGATTCAAATCAACACTCGGGTATGCTGCAACTTGTAGTTCAGTCTGTAATAATAAGTTTAGAGATAATATAGCAAAACGAATTAAGAATAATAAGATAAATTCTAGTAGCTACCAAACCAATATTGGTAATAATAAAAATCGGGTTTTAGATACAATCGAACGCATATCTCATGGTCTGCTAGGTAAACTTTGTAGGACACAACAAATCAAATCATACTTCGTGGATGGCGTCTTTATAGATAACTCGATAGTGGTGGAAGTTAATGAATCACATCACCTGTATCTGAGTCAACTTAAGAAAGATATTCAAAAATATTCAGACCTAGTCAATAGCGGTTATTCGGTGGTTGTTGTGTTTGATAATCTACAAATTAAGCGCAAGTCAAAGAAAAGAAAGTATGATGCGTTTGTTGCGACATGTAAAAAATATCTTGGTGATAAAATCAATTTTATTAACTTCAATGATAAAGTTGGAGATTTGAGTAGTGTTGGGCTGAGTGGTATTGAGCGATTCAAAGGCGTTCGGAAACAGCTTAAAGATGTCGTTGAAATCAAACTAACGAGCAATATTACTATAAAATGTACATATGATCATTCATTTTTGGGTGAAAATGATAATCGGTTATATGTGTCAGATATACTACCAGGTATGAAAATTAAATCAATTAATGGCTATGATGAAATCATAACAGTTACACCCTTAGAAGGTAAACATATTGTATATGATCTAGTAGATTGTGATGGTGAGTATTATGTTGCAGGTAATGTATTGAATCACAATTGTTTATTCATTGACGAACTTGCGTTCTTGGACGAGAATTTGGCCACCGAATTTTGGAGATCAGTATATCCCACTATCTCGTCTGCTGAAAAATCTAAAATCCTAATTGCATCTACACCAAATGGTGTGGGTAATCTGTTTCATAAATTGTGGATGGGGGCTATACGTGGTGATAATGGGTTTGGATATGATGAGATCAAGTGGGATGAACCGCCCGGTCGTACTGAAGAGTTCAAACGAAAGACAATAGAAATATTAGGTTCGTATGAAGCTTGGCTTCAGGAGTTTGAAAATGTGTTCCTCCAGCATGGTGATGGTGCTATCGATCATGAATATTTTGACAAGTTAATGAAGAGTGTAAAACAACCTATAGGTATATACGAAGATGGTGCATATAGAATATTTGATGAACCTAAAGATGGTAGAATTTATGCAGCAGGTGTTGATACAGCTGAAGGTATAGGAAAAGATTATTCTATAATTAACATCTACGATCTCACAGATTTATCTAATATAGAGCAAGTAGCTATATATTCATCTAATAAGATATCTCCTTATGATTTCACAACCAAAGTTAATGAAATTTTAACCCAGTGGGGTAAACCACTAGCACTTGTTGAGAGAAATGGTGTTGGTGCGCAGGTTGCAGATAATTTGAGGAATAGATTTGTTTATGAAAAACTTGTAAATTGGGGTGGTCAGTTAGCAAATCGTAAGCAACAAAATGGAGTAATTTGCCACTCAAATACAAAAAATAAAGCAGTTACTAATATGAGATATTGGGTATCTGAACTTAAATGTGTTAGGTTTAATGACGTTGACACAATAAGAGAATTTAGAGACTTTACTAGATATCCAAACGGTACATGGGCAGCAAAAGATAGTTGCCATGATGATAAAGTAATGTCCACTGTTTGGGCTCTTATGGCATTGTATGATGATATTGTCCAACAGTATTTTGAAATCGCTGAGACAGATGATAATGGTAAACCTAAAAGATTAGTAGTATCTGACTTTGGTATGGGTCTGGTGGTAAATCCTAAATCGATTTATAGTGATGATGAAATGTTTAAAAACGATATTTTTACATTACCATGTGTGTTTGGTTTGGATGAACAACTTGGAAGTGATATAAATATGCTTGAACAAGACGGTTGGTCAATATATGAGTAATATTCAAACAGTACTTAACAAATCACGTAAAGACAAGTTTCTACTTACCTTTTCTTTACCAAATGCGCTAAGGAAAATGCAGTCCACGACAAGAGATAATATGCATGTTAGTCAGAACTCTATGCAATTTTCTGTATATGGTGTTATAGTACCTAAAATTGAAAAACCTACAGTTGAAATAAGATATTCTGGTAACACATTACATAATTCAGCTCACTCAATCAACGCATTCCCACCGGTTGATGTTAAATTTACTGTTGATAACAGGTATAATAACTACTGGGTAATATATCAGTGGTTGAATTTATTGCAAGATGAGCAGGTTGGTATATACGACCAGCGCAACCTGTCTAATAAAGACAGGTTCAAAGATTATCAGACAGAATTTACAATCACCGCACTAGATGAATTCGACAATAAAGTTGCAAAATTCACATATACCAAAGCATTTCCAGTGTCATTAAGTCAGCTTGACTATGACTACCGTGTTGGTGATGAATTAGAATGCAGTTTCTCCTTCGCATTCTCACAATTGCGAATGAATTTGATTAACGTATGACAAATTAAAATCAACTTGTAGGAAAAAAACATAGCTGATAGATAATAAATATTGTTATGGCAACAATAAGAAGAACTATCCAATCTCCAGGTGTTGAAATTAGAGAATTTGATTTATCAGAGAGACTATCACCACCACAGGGTACAAGCATTTATATTTCCGGCTTTGCAAAGCAGGGACCAACAGATGAGGTTACAGAAATCTCTAGTATGAACGATTTCGAGCTTGTCTACGGTAAACCGACAAATGCCGCAGAACGTTACCTATACCACACCACAAAAGCAGTCTTCCAAAATAGAAGTGCTCGTGTAACCATTAACCGTTTACCTTACGGTTCTAATAACGGTACGGGGTTTGGTAGCTTTTATACAGCTCTTGTTTTTCCAGCTAAGTTTTATAATGCCAACACCAATGTAATGACCAACGATCTCGATGGTCTCTCCGGTGTATATTTCTTAGGTAAGCCAAAGCAGTTCTCACTCACAAAAGCTCAATATCAGTCACTTATAGATGGTACTGGATTTACTTGGAGTTCTATAGCAGCTCCTATTTCTGCAATTAATAGTGTTTCTGACTTCAGCAAAGCAGGTGCGATTGTTATAAACAAAGGCCAGACAACAATTGATCAAGGCTTTAAAGGTTATTATATCAGCATGGTTGATAACGTTGATGCAGATAACATTGGTTCGAGCTTCAATAAGATTCAAACAGCGTTGACAGTTTCGCAAACAGCTGTTGGTGGTCTTAGTAATTACACTAACATACCATCAAGCGTATTGACATTCAGTCTTACAAGTGCTGCTGGTAATTCATCCGACTCACTGTCATACACGATGGAAACAGCATCAAAAGGTTATATCATTGGTGATGACAATCAGTATGACGATGTACTTAACGTTGGTGTATTCAAGCTCAACAACAGTGTATTCCTTGATGATCCGAATAAGTTAATTTTAATTCCTCAAGAATTGTATACCGGTTCATTTACAGATCCGTTTAGACAGTTCGCTCCCACAAATGGTGGTGCTCCTGTAACATATTCGTTGCAAAACATTATTGCAGATAAAAGTGCAAATATTTCGTTGATTGTTAACCCATATATCAATAACCAAGCTCTTGATAGCATTGGTAAAGGTACATCGTTTGACTCAAACAGCACAGTTAAGACACTTAAGAAGGTAAGAACGATTAATCATAACATGATTAGTAACTATACCGAATTATCAGCATCTGTTGGTTATAGCATTCCTCAAGCTACTATCAATTCAACAATTAGCTCACTTGGCTATGTTGACTCGTTATTACCTCTTGGTTCGTATTCGCCGACTGGTCCACAGAACGATAAAGTTATTGGTAACCTTGTTGACAAGCTTAACAGATCTTTATCAATCATTAAAGACGATGAACTTTATGACGTTGATATGTTACTCGAAGGTGGTCTTGGTACAATCTATGCATTTACACAGATTACCGGTGAAGCTTCATATGACGACGCATCCAACAATCAAACATGGAATGCAGCATTAACTAGCATTCAGAGAACAAAGAATGTAACAGGTACCGACATTCAAACATACTACAATGCGATTGCTGAAGAGTTCTTAGGAATTGCAACAACATTCCAGCAAGGTGGTCGCGGTGATACGTTCTTTATTGCAGATCCAATTAGACACTTGTTTATACAAGGCGCTAATACAAAGACATCACAGAACGAGTCATTCTTGTTCTCCCGTGATATCTATTGGGCTCTAAGAAATCTATACAGCAATATTAATACATCATATGCAGCTACATATGCTAACTGGGTAGCTGTTATTGATAATGTAACAAATACTAAAGTGTGGATGCCACCTTCAGGTTTCGTTGCAGCTCGCATGGTAGCTACAGATGAAATGGCTGGTCCGTGGATTGCACCAGCTGGTTTTAATCGTGGTGGTGTTAAAGGTATTGTTGACATTGCATTCACACCAAACCAACGTCAGCGCGATGATCTTTACAAAGCGAGAATGAACCCAATCGCACAGTTCCCAGGTCAAGGTAATGTGATTTTCGGTCAGAAAACACTACAGACCAAACCAAGTGCGTTTGATAGAATTAACGTACGTCGTGGATTCCTTTACTACGAGAAGTCAGTGAAGTCTTCGATGAAGTACTTTGTGTTCGAACCTAACACTGAGTTCACCCGCAACAGAGTATTGGGTCTACTCAATCCATTCTTTGAACAGATCAGATCTGCGCAAGGTGTGTATGACTTCTTAGTCGTGTGCGATGATCGTAATAATACACCTAATACGATCGACGAGAACGAGCTTATTGTCGATATATATTTGAAGCCTGTTCGCGCTGCAGAGTTCATTTTGGTGAACTTCTATGCTACTAAGACTGGTGCAAACTTCGAAGAGTTGATCGCAAAAGCATAATTAATAAAAAACGGAGATAATTAATTTTATCTCCGTTTTTTATTGTAATCAAACATAATTACTTCTACAGCTAATTGAGGGTTCAGATATATGACAACACAACTTAAAGATACTTTTACACAATTAAAGGTGAAATACCCAAACACTATAATGTGATGATAAAGAGATATCATAACCACATATATGAAGCTGCACGATCTTTTTGTGAAAACCATGATATTCGATATACATGTACACCTCAGATGTATTTTCATTGGCTAACCGATCTTATCAAAATACCAGTGTGTCCCATCACACAAACACCTGAATTTTATCACCAATGAGTTCCAATACAGAGTATATGGTAAGCGTGGTGTGATGCCACGTAATGTGCGAATTAACGCACACAAGAATCGTACAAACTACTATAGATGTAGTGAAGTGATGCAAAACATCGAAAACGATACAACAATACAACCCGCAGCATATAGTGACGTTATAGAGTATTATAATACATATAATCGCAGTAACCCACAGGGTAATCTAGGTGCTTTTTCACCCATATACCAGTAGCTCAGAAGTCAATCACAAAAGCAATACTGTTAGCACCTGGTGACACATTATCTCAGAAGTTATATCATATTATACACAACAATATATCTATTCCTATTGAAGGTAAGTTTGTTAGTTTTAGTAAAGGGTATAAAGTAGCAGCTACGATTTGTAGGTCAGAGCAGAGTATCATCAAGAGAAACCCAGTTCTTGCAAAGAGTATCACACACTACGGATCTAAATTAGATATTACTAAATTTTCTGAAGTGTGTTATTTTTTATTGAACGGCAAACCTGATACAGATAAGGGTAAGATGTACTTTTAATCTTTTGATGTAGGGTACATTCATAGATATGAATATTCATCTGCAGGTCAAAAACAGCTCTTCGATTGGTTTGTTGGTGAAATTGATACCGATGCTGTTTCTGATAAGTTTATATATGATGGTGGTGTTAGGATGCAAGTAGATATTTTAAGCGAAAAATATAAGCTAGTTATTGAATATAATGGGTTATATTACCATTCATCTGATCTAAAAGATAGTAACCACCGCATCAACAAAACTAGATACTTCAATAGACTCGGATATACGGTGATCCATATATTTGAAAATGAATGGGCATCTAACTCGGAACTCATTAAATCAATAATTAGAAGCAAAACTGGTAATATACCCACGAAGATATATGCAAGAAAGTGTAATATTCGTCACGTTGACGAGGTTACCAAACGACAGTTTTTACAAGCTAATCACATACAAGGTGATAGTCGGTGTAAGTATGCATATGGATTGTTTCATGATAATGAATTAGTAGCCATAGCTACTCTGGGTGTACGAAAAATAACAAGAGCTGATATATCAGAACAGGTAATTGAGTTAATAAGATTTTGTTCAAAGCTCAACGTTACCGTTGTTGGTGGGTTAAGCAAACTACTAAAGTTTTTTGTACAGACCCACACACCGCATAAGATAATATCATATGCAAATTTAAGATATTCAACCGGTAATGTATATACAACTCTAGGTTTTGAGAAAACTAAACAAACATCACCTAATTATTATTATTTCAAACCTAGCGCAGCTAACACAGTTAAATTACTACATCGGTTTAACTTTGCAAAACATACATTGATTAAAAAACTACCCAATTACGATAGCAATCTAACCGAGATTGAAAATATGAAACGTAATGGTTATTCGCAAATCTATGATTGTGGTCATATTTTATATGAACGGGTGTATCGATAATGCTTAAGACTAATGTTAATAGCTAAGCAAACGATCAGTGGTTTCATATCAATAATATATTGATTTTCCTGAAGCAACTACTATAAAGACATCTACAAACTATAAATATATTTGTAACAACCAATTTATATGGCATCAATTAATCAAAATATCCAATCGTTTTACACCCAAGCTGCTAATAAGGACTTCTCTAGAGATTTCCTCTTTAGAGTTGTTAGGATGCAGGGGGTAGGGCTACCAGATCTTACAGATGAAGACCTAGTATATGCTAAAGCAGCTAGCATTCCTGGTAGAACAATTGAAAATATTAATGCAAGCTATATGGGGTTGAAATTTAACCTCCCTGGTGCTGCAACATACGATGGTTCTGACTCTTACGATATTACATTCTATCTTGATGCTAGTGACGAAGATCTAAGAACAAAATTTGAAGTAGCATCTAGAGAAATCTTCAATGATGGTACCGGCACAGGTAACTATCAAATGCCAGGTGTTGCAAATATTATCGTTCTGTCTCAGCTTAATAAAGATCTATCACCTATTGGTAATTACTACAATCTTATCGGCGCGCAGTTGAGAAAGATTGCTGGTATTGAATATAAAATCGCTGAAGGTAAAGGTGAATTAGTGGAACTCAAAGCCACTATGTCATATCACTACTATACTATTGGATCGCTTGGTCAAGCTCTTCAACAACCTCTTGGAGAGAATTAACAGGTCCATTAAATAATTAGGTGCCAGACGCAACCTTACAGTTTCTTAACTACATCTCCGGTAAATGGAATCAAAGCATTCCACTGCGTAATTTATGGACGCTATCGTTTGATAATTTACCGCTAGTTATGGGAAGTGTTAATGTAATACTTGGTAACACTGAGCGCACCAATTCAAGTGTTGGTAAGTTTCCTGTAGATTTTAAAATAAGTGATACAATATTTGGTAATTCCACCATACCAACATTATTAGCACAGAAAATATCGTTTCCAACCGATTCTGTAAGTCAAGCATATACAGACAATAGTAATATGGGTGGTTTAATTGGTGGGTACTACACCAAACAACGAGAGTCATATAACTCAATTCAAATCGATTTCTTAGAGACAAATGAAGATATAATAGATTACATGTTAAGACCATGGGTTATAGCTGTAGCACATAAAGGATTAATAGAGGATGGTGAAACATTTATCAAGACTAATTTAGTAGCTAACATGTACACCAGATATGATGAAGATAATTGGGCAATACGTAAGAGGGTGGTATTTGAAGGTGTGGCTCCAATAGGAGTGACTGGTGATACTCTAAACTACGAAAGTACTGACAATGCAGCAATTGTACACCCGTGCACATTTACATACAAAAGTTACTATATTCAGGGTGGGAGGCCCCCTGGTGGTACTGGTGGGGTGCCCCCTGGTGGTGCTGGTGGGAAGCTCCCAACCGCACATTTTATCATTAAAAATTAGCGTTGAGCTCGAGCAAGAATCTTTTGCACGAAAAGAGACTTACCAGTCATCGATTCTCCAGCTAAAAGGGTAACCCAACCCTTGGTTCGATAACAGTTAGAGCAAGCCTTGTAATCTGGATATCACTGTGATATGCGTGTAAATATAGTCAAACATGTTTGATTTCCCACTGATATTACCATCTGGTAACAAGGTAAGAGTACCTGAGATAACCAACCAAGACATATACACTCTGATAAAGTTTTGTGTAGCTGATGATATCGAGGGGTTTGAGCGATGTATTAATAGTATTATTTTTAACCGCATACCACCATTGTCTATAGTCGATAAATTTTATGTTCTATTATTTTTACGAATAATTTCACTTGGTGAAGAAATAACAATCGGTCTGAAAAATTCATTTACAAATAAGATAAGTCTATCATTGAATCTAATATTAGAAAAATTCGAATCTGTAACACCACCACCAAATGAAACTGTTGATATGGGTAGGTTTACTATCGAGCTTGGTATACCCACTCAATTATATTTTAAAACCATAGACGAGCTATATTTTAGCTTAGTACGTTCGTTCACATATGATGGTATAAAGGTTGATTTTGATGCTATCACCGAAGAAGAAAAGCAAAAGATCTATGAACTATTACCATCTAAGTTTATTGGTGAGTTGCAACGGTTTTATACTAATCTCATGACAGCTCTAGGTAGCTTAGTTGTGTTTGAAGAAAACACAACATTCAACATCGATGAAGTTAATATCAATTTCTTATCAAACCAGCCTTGCCATTTTATAAAACAGTTATATTCACAAGATATTACCTCTTTCTTAGAGTTTATGTATCAGTTCGTCAATAAAGTTGGTGGTAGTTTTAGTGATTTCCTTAAACTCAATATTAACGATTGTAAAATCATGTTTAACTTCTATGTTGATGAAGTTAAGAAGCAAAACGAAGAGTTGAAAAAGCAAAACCCAAAACATAAATAACTAAAAATGTCAAACACTACTAACTTTCTAGAAAAGCTAAACGAAGCAAGACAACAAGATGTGGTTTCAGTTGAAATCCCATCTATCGGTAAAGCAATTAGCTTCTATCCGATCAATGTAAAGCAGCAAAAGATGTTGTTGAGGCATTCAATCGATGGTGGTTCAGGTGCAATCAGCATCTTAAAGGAACTGAATACAATAATCATGGAAAACTGTGTTGATAAAACAGTTAATTTCCTCACAACCGATAAGTATCCTATTCTGCTAGCATTAAGACAGCAAGCGATGGGTAATAGTGTTACAATCAATAGCAAAAAGTATAATATCGGTGATTTACCTAAATCAAACACATTACCAGTTATACCAACTAAGAAAGAGATCAATTATAATGGGTTCAAAGTAACTTTAGAGTTACCAACACTTAAACAAGATAACAATTTCCTAGTCAAAACGATATCTGAAACGGCAAAATTAGGAGATGATAAGGTGAAAGAATCGCTGACAACTATGTATGTGTATGAAATTGCAAAGTTCATCACCACAATAAGTTATCAAGATATTGTTGTTACCTTCGATAATATATCTATAACAGAAAAGAAAGAGATTGTTGAAAGTTTACCGATGAAGTTAAACCAGCAAATCATTGATTTCATGACAAGTGTTCGTGAAATTGAAAACAAGCTCATTACATTCAATGATAACGCTGTAGTACAGCTCAATACACTGTTTTTGACTGCTAGTTGATTTGGTATCTAGCTGAAGAGTATATAGGTTCACAGCCACCTCATCATAAATAATTGATAAGGATGGATAGTAACTTGGAAACAATAGCTGTACTTAAATTAATTGACGTTCTCACAAAATTAACAGAACGACTCGGTGTGCCCACACCACCAGCTGGTAGCAAGAGTGATCCACGTGTAATAAAATCTACAGATTCTGCAGGATCTACAGGTTTAGGTTCAAACCCGTTTGGTATCCTGGGGGTGGACAGTGAACAAATATTAGAGCTTTCGACAAACCTCGGACTATCCGTACCAGGCTTACTAGCGTTCAAAGATTTAGATTGGCAGATGTTGTCTGTTGCTGCTGAGTACCTAGAAGAGTTTTTACTCGATCTAACGATGATGGATCAGGATGTTAAATATGCTATCACAGTTACAGATGGAATAAACACTATTATCAAAACATTAACAAGCTTAAGCAGTATGGGTGCGATGGTATCACTTGTTACGTGGGGTGCTCTAGGGTTAGCTGCAATACCTATAGGTCTTATAGTTCTTGGTTTAGCTGCTTTAGCTCCAATTTCACCAGCGGTGCTAGCAGGCCTTGCTACAGTTGAAGCAGTAATACATGCGTTCATGTGGAATGCGGCGATGGGTGTAGTTCTGATAGCAGGACTAGGTGGTGCTCTAATAATTTTCTCATTAGGGTTGGTAGAACTAGCTAGTGCTATGACGCAACTCGGCTCTATACCATGGGGTACTTTAGGTGAAGCTGGGTTGATAATAGGTGTTATATTGGGTGTTGTAATTGGATTGGGTGTCCCTGTAGTAGCAGGGCTTGCGGGTCTTGGTCTGTTAGTAATTGTCGGTATTGCAGCTACGTTAGGAATTCTTGGCTTTGTCCTCAGCAAGCTTAGTGAGTTAGACTTAGAAGGACTACCCACAGTTGGTACAAACATTAGTCAGTTTTTATCTAATCTGGTTGGTGAATTGGATCTTGCAGAAGGAGCAGGGTTACTTCTAATGGCACCTATGCTACTCGTGCTCTGTGGTGGTCTTGTAGTATTATTCAAGACTATTTCGGGTATACCTGATACATCTAACTTACCTGCAGTTGGGTCGAACATTAATGGATTATTACGCAACTTAATTGCAAATCTGAGCATTGCTAAAGGTATTGGGTTATTTCTTATACCCGATGCAATAAAAGATATAGGTGGGGCTATTAAAACTATAGCTGGTGCAACCACAACCATACCGACAGAACATATTAAGTTCCTAACTGATTTTATGAGTATTGATACTGGCAAGTTAGAAGATGTCAGTGTAAAAGTAGCAGAAAGCCTTTCAACGGTTAGTAAGAGTGTTCGGGATATTGGTGATTCTATCAACCAAGTGAGTTTTGCAAAGCTCGCCTTGCTTGCTACGAACTTAGGTAAGGTTGTGATGAGTGTGAACGCATTCAGTCCAGAGATGACCAAAACAAATGCTATTTTGACTGAGCAGTTGTCGATTCAAAAACAACAGCTAGCTGAATTACAAGCTCATAGTGGATTGTTAAGTAATTTAAAGGTAGGTGGTGGTGGAGGTAGTGTAGCGCCTAGCGCTACACTCGGTAAACCGGACAGCTTTGCAGATGCAAGACAGGCTTTTAGAGCCTCTGCTTACTACACATAACAAACAGTACAATAACTAAATATTTCAAATGCCTACAATTTTTAATTTAAAAAAATCTGACGAACGCACAGTCAAGATAGCTCCAAATCCTGTTGGTTTGCAAGGTGATGTATACGTTGCAACTCCGAACACAAATGCTGGTATTATAGACGTCATTAATGATATGAGATTCACAGGTAGTAACATGACCGATTACTTGAAATCTAAAACACCATACTGTGTATTGAAAGAATATGAGCTATTAACCAATTCAGCTATTAGTTCTTTATTGTATACAATACAAGGTATTACAGGTGGTACTACTGCTGGTGGTATTGAATCGATAAAAAAATTCCTTGAAAGTGATAACATAACCGACATAGCAAACAAACTTATACCAACGGGTGGTACATCTACTAGCGCGGGCGCACCGCAACCCCCCTCCAGCACCGGGGGTACTGATATTATTGGTAGTGTTAAACAGATTGCAGGGGATGTAGTAACCAAATTAAAAGACGGTATCAGATCGGTAACGGAAATACTGGAGACACGTACACCACAAACTGGTT